ATTATACCAATTAGGAAATCACAGGTTGATGTGTGGGGATGCCACAAAAAAAGAAGATATGAAAAAATTAATGGGGGAGGTATTGGTGAGGTTAGTTTTTACTTCTCCGCCATATAATATGGGCGGAAGAATGTATGAGAATTACGAAGATAATTTGAAAAGCGAAGAATATATCAAATTCAATCTTAAGGTTATAGAAAATATCAAAGAACACCTAAAGGGATTTATCTTTTGGAATTTAAGTTATAACAAAAATGCTCGTTGGGAGTTCATAGAGATATTTTATAGGATTATTAAAGAAACTGGATTAAAGTTTTTAGAAATGATTTGTTGGGATAAGGGACATGCCCTGCCAATCACTTCAAGGCAAGGGTTAACACGACAATATGAGGATATTTTAGTAGTGGGAAACGAGGATTTAATAGGAAAAGAGTTAGAACTTTATTTTTTAGGTAGAAATGATCAGCGAGCATATAAAAAAAAAAAAAACCAAAAAGGAATAACGAACTATTGGAGAATAGGAACCAATAGGACACAGATAAGGGGCAATTTGGCTTGTTTTCCAGTCGCCTTACCACGAAAAGGGATAGAGATTACAACAGAAAGACAAGATAATGTTTTAGATCCCTTTGGTGGTTCAGGAAGCACCCTGATCGCCTGTGAACAATTAAACAGAAAATGCTTTATGATGGAATTAGACCCCAAATACTGCGACGTTATAATAGCGAGGTGGGAAAAACTTACTGGACTTACGGCCAAGAAACTGGTCTAATGAAGTAATGCCACTACCAAAAAATCCAATCGGAAATAAGTCATTGAGAAAGAGGCAGGTTGTAGCCCATAGTAGACAAAGGCCTTGGTATTTTGGAGGGTATATGGGTAGGGCATATGGGCAAAAAGGACGAACTAATAGAAAAAATAGAAAAAGGGGCGATAACTAGCGAGGAGATTAGGTAGGTATGGACAGAATGAACAAAGAAAACGAGTATTAAAGCAAAAAAATATGGGGAATAAACCAAACTTAGAAAGAGAGAATCTTATTGAGAAAGTGGAGGGGCTTTTAGCAATGGGGTTCACAAGGCCGACAGAGGTGTTGCGTCAAGAGAGAAGAATTAAAGATTTTCAAACGGCAAAAAGATATCTTGAGATAGCCAGGAGAAGATTCTATAATCGATATAAAAAGATTAACCAGGATAAGGTATTAAAAAGAGAGTTAAGGGATTTGGACTTTATGGAGAAAAGGCTTTGGATCAATTATAGCAATGCTATAAATTCCAATGAAAGAACTGGGGCGATAAATAGTATTATAAAGTGTAAGGCGAGAAGAGCTAAGCTTCTTGGATTGGATACTGAAAACGTTAATCCTCAAATGGCTAGAACATTAGAGGATTTAATAAAAGAGGATGATGAAAAAGAGCAACAAACAATTAATAGAGGGTCTTCTGTGGATTCAGGACAAGATGGGAAGGAGGGTAAAGTTCAGACTCAATCTAATCCAACAGTTGTTAGAGGAAACGCCGGCTAACAAAATACTGGTTCTTAAGCCAAGACAAAAGGGAGTGACTTCGTATGTTGGGGCTGATCAGTTAATAGATTGCTTGAGAAAGCCGACCAATGCGATGATTATTAGCCATGAGAAAGAGGCGACAAAGAGAATCTTTGCAAAAGTCAAATATTTTATAGACAATCTTAAAATAAAGCCGGCGATACAATACCAGACGCGGCAGGATATCTTTTTTCCAAAAACAAATAGTAATTATTTTATAGGGACTGAGGGGCAGAAGACAGTGGGAAGGGGAGAAACAATCCATCGGGTTTTGTTGTCTGAGGTGGCACATTTTTGTGCGGCAAAGAATGTTATAACTTCCATATCTGAGGCGATGCCGATTGGAAACAGTAAGATATTCGCAGAGACGACAGCGAATGGGAGGGGAGAATGGTTTTATGATGAGTGGCAAAAAGCGAAGGATGGAATGAGTGCCTGGATGCCGGTATTTATTCCATGGTTTATTGATAAGGAATATAAACTGGAGGAGGATGATTTAATAACATTAAAGGTTCCAAATACTATTATCGGAAAGATAAATGATCGGAAGATGGATGATGACGAGGAGAGATTGGTAAAAGAGAAAGGATTGTTATTTAGCCAAATCAGGTGGAGAAGGTTGAAGATGTGGGATCTTGGGGAATTGTTTTTCCAGGAATATCCGGAGGACGATGTTAGTTGTTTTTTACAATCGGGGAGACCAGTATTTAGAAAAGTGAAGATGGGGGAGAGGCCGGAACTTAAGAAGGAAGTGAGATATATCGGGGGATTGGATGGAGCAGAGGGAACGGAGGGGGGGGATAATCATTCGTTTTGCCTTATAGATACAACTATGCCTGGGCCGATGAAGGTTGCGTTAGAAATAACATCAAATGAGCCGATAGATATTTTTGATCAGAGGGTTAAAAAAATAGTTGAAAAATATAGGGTTAGATTGGGAATAGAGAAGAATGGGATTGGAAAGGCGCATTGTGAAAAGTTTAGAGAGTGGAGGATTCCTTTTGAGGAGTGGGATACGACCTCATCGAGTAGACCGCTTATGATAGTTGAGCTTGAAGAGGCATATAGAAAAGAAGAATTGATAGAGACTTATCTTGAAGCAAAAAATGAATTGCTTGATATGTATTATGATGAAAAAAATAGGCCAACGCATAGGTTAAATAAGCACGATGATCGGGTATTTGCCAGGGCAATTGCTTGGCAGATGAGAAAGGTTGTTGTGCCATCAATAGAGTGGATTTAAGGTTATGGATTTAGAAAAGAAGGAAAATGAAATATTAATAAAATTTATAGAGGGGGAGATAACTGATGGAACCAATCAAGGCGATAGGATTATCCAAATATTGCTTCAATTGTTTCAGGAGAGGGAAAAAATTAATGCGATGGAAAAGGGAAAAATAGAGATACACTTTGCTGGGAAAAATCTCACGACTAGCATGACAGAGTATATTGACAGTAAGCCCTTGACAAAGTTTTTGGATTTATGATAGAATAAAGAAAGTTAAATATAATTAAATATAGAGAGTTTTGGTGTAACCTAAAAAGGGGCACTAAGTGGGCAGGGAAATCTCTGTTTAGTTAGTGCCTCTTTTTACTTTTTCAAGTGGAAAAAACAAAATGAATTTTATATCAAAAATAACGAATTTTTTTAGAAAAAAAAGCTATTGGACGAGTATCAGCTCTTTACTTTTTAAAGATGAGCCAGAGAGACCAACGAATAAGGATTATCTCGACTCATATAAGATGTCTTTTTTGGTTTATGCTTGTATTAGGAAGATAGCTGAGAAAGTGGCAAATACAGATTTTATATTATATAAAGTTGGAAACAAGAAGATAGATGAGGTTGAGGACCATCCCATCCTTGATCTTTTAGCCCAGGTGAATCCCTATACGACTAAGTTTGAAATGCTGGACATGACTCAAACTTTTCTGGAACTCCTTGGTAATGCTTATTGGCTTAAGGTTAGGGGAAATAATGGGGGCAAGCCACTTGAACTTTGGATGCTTAGACCTGATTGGGTAAAGATTGTTCCCGGGACGGATACGCCAGTTGATCATTATGAATACCAAGAGGAGAGTGGACCAAGGACAAGCTTTCGGGCTGAAGATGTAATACAGTTTAAGCAACCGAATCCAAAAAGTTCTATATATGGGATGCCGACGGTTCAGCCAGCGATGGAGACAATAAGGAATCTTGTTTATTCGACGAGATGGAATATGAAATTCTTTTACAATTCGGCGAGACCTGATTTTTTTGTTATTAGCAAGAAGGGAATGGACACTGAGAGTAAGGTTGAGCTTAGGAGGCAATGGGATATTGAACATGGCGGGATAGACAATGCACATAAGTTTGCAATACTGAATGGGGAAATAGAGGTCAAGGAGATGAATCAGACAATGAAGGAGATGGAGTTTTCTAAACTTCATACTGAATCAGTCAATGATATCCTAGCGGCTTTTGGAGTGCCAAGGGCAGTCATTGGAATGGTTGGGATGAATCGGGCTGAGGCAGAGGCTCAAATCTATACATTTCTGGCTGAGACAATTGAGCCAAAAATCAGAAGAATAGTAGAGAGATTGAATGAGTTTTTGGTGCCTGAGTTTGGTGATAACTTATTTCTTGACTTTAAAGATCCGACGCCAGAGAATAGGAAGGCTGATCTTGAATTTTATGCTTCCGCTCTTTCAAATCATTGGATGGTAATCAATGAGGTTAGGGACAAAGAGAACCTTCCGCCACTTAAAGGGGGATGGGATATTTATATGCCAATAACGATGACACCAGTTGGAGGGATTAAGGAGGGAGGTAAATCGATAAATGGATCAATGATTAAAATAGGCGGGATAGATAAGGAAACATATTATAAAGATAAAGAAGAAAGAAGGCAGAGAGAACTTAGGGAAAAAGTCATGAATGGAAAAAGAAAGCTTAAACTTAAGCAGAGGCTGAAGGGGGCATTTTTAGAATATTATCAGAAGAAAAGGGAATTTATTAAAAACAATTTTACCCCAGATAAGAAAAATGTGCTTTGGAATGAGCATGACAAGCTGATGAAGGCAGATGAAAAGATGTTTGCTGCTGTCACGAGGGCACTTTTTAGGAAACAAGAGGAGAGGATGATTGAAGCCCTCAGGAGTGAATTTACTGGCAAATCCATAATAAAAGGAAAATATGACATAGTGAATTGGAATATTGAGAAGAGGATATTTGTTGAGGTTGCCCTCCCCGTGTTTAGCGATGTTGTAACGAGGAGGGGGAAGCGGGCGGCGAAACTTGTTGGGATGGGAGAATTTGTTGTCAACGATGCAGTCAAAAGATATATAGATAAAAAGACATTTAGGTTTGCCGAGTATGTCAATGATACAACCAGGGATCAGGTGAGAGATGCATTAAAGGCAGGCATTGAGGCCGGCGAAGGGGTCAATGAATTAGAAAAAAGGATTCACAATGTATTTGTGAACAGGAGAAAATATGAAACAGAAAGGATAGCCAGGACAGAGATTTTGGAATCGCATAACAGGGCCGATCTTTTAGCGTATGATCAGTCTGGGGTAGTTGAGGCGAAAGAATGGTTGGCAGAGCCGGATGCTTGTGAAATTTGCAGGGACATAGAGAGCAGGGGAGAAAAGAAATTACATGACGATTTTTCGTCTAAGTTGATTAGCGAGCCGGTTCAGACGCCTCCGGCCCACCCGAACTGCAGATGTGCGATATTGCCAGTTATTGAGGGGTCTAAACAATTAAAGACCAAGAGAAGCGAGAGAAAAAAGGTGGAAGATGAAAAAAGTGAAAAAATAGATAAGGAAAAAATAGAGAAAGAGATTAAGGAGAAGGTTGAAAGAGACCTTAGGGGTACCATAAAAGAAATTCTAAGCGATTAGAATGGAAGAAGATCTGAAATTACTTCTCCGGAAACTGAAGGTAAGGTTGGAAGGGAAAGGGGAGAGGGAGGAAAGGGAGAAGATGTTTGAATTATGGAAGGGAGTGGCTGACGAGATGAGGGAGGATAGGAAGCTGTTGGCATCTGCCTTGGGAAGGATAGAAAAAGGGATAGATGTTCTCTCTAAAAAGGAGATAGGGTTTCCCGAGATTCAAAAGACTGAGATTAAGAAACCAGAATGGTATAAGGAACCGCCAGAGAAAGTTGAGATTAAAAACTTGAAGATTCCGGAATTTCCAGAAGAGATAAAAGTAAAGGATCTGAAAATTCCTGAATTTCCAAAGGAGATTGATGTTAAAAGACCGGCATGGATAGAGAAGATAGCGGCACTTTTCAAAACAGAAATAAGGATGGATATTCTTAAGGATGCGATAAGCGATCTGGCTAAAAAGATTTTGAAAGTGAGAATAGAGGAACAAGCGAGACCGCTCCAGGTAATCCCGATTGATAAGGATGGACGCGTGATACTTCCGGCTTCGCCCATTGTTCAGTGCAATAGCCCGAAGGAAGTTGGAATTAAGGATTCTGGGGGAACGAGAATAAATCCGGCAAAGGAAGACGGACATTTGGCAAATTTACCCGGGCTGTCAATTCCTGTTCATGATTATATTGAGCTTGGATATACTGGAAGTAATTTAACTTCAGTTGTTTACAAGACTGGTGGTTCTGGGGGGACAACAGTAGCAACTTTAACGCTTGGTTATACTGATGATAATTTAACAAGTGTGACTAAATCGTAATTATGGCTTGGATACTTAATCCTTTTACGGGAAAATTAGATCATTACAGGGACGGGGCGAATAAAGCTCTTTCAAATTTGGAATCGGTTGCCATAAATGTCTCTCTTGTTCCAGACGCAGACTCTGCTTATGACCTTGGAAGCCCTTCTGAATACTGGGCGAACGCCTACATAGACAAGATTTATTTGGATTCGGGAATGCTTGATGCCACCCCTTCCGGGGCGGCGGACATCAAGAGCTTGGTGAACAAGGAATACGTTGACTTTGCCGTTACTTCTCTCGGTGCGAGCTATTACATGTACGACGAGGACGACGCCACGGGATACAAGACCTGCTACTTGAGCCCCTCATCTGACGCAGAAACATACGTTGAGGGGGCCGACTTGACCGATGACGAATACATAGGCGGCTGGATTTCGGCCTCGGGAGAAGCTCCTCCGAAGCTCTTGAAAGGAGTTTACGACTGGTATATGACGCTGGAGAAGATGACGGGGACGAAAGACTTAAGGGTTTACTGGACGTTGATAGAGAGAAAGTCGGACAATTCGGAGGTTGTTATAGCGACAAGTTCTAATAGCAACATAATTACGGACAAAGAGGCGTATCTTGTTCCCTTGCAGTTAGACGAGGACCATATCCCCGACACGGGAAGCAGAATTGTGGGAAAGATTTATGCCGATGTTTCGGGAAGTGGAAACGCCCCGACCGTCAGGGTATATTATCAGGGTGACACTTCAAGCAGGTGGGAGATCCCGGCGAACACGGAGATTTTCCAGAATATTTTTATCCCTTACGACGGAGCCGTCAAAAATGTAGACTTGGGAAGCAAAGACTTGACAACAATGGGGGACATAAGCGGAAATTTAGATCTTAATGGCAAAAATATAGATTTTCCTTCGGTGGCGAACATTTCAGATTGTAAAGACGAAGACGATATGGCTTCAGATTCGGCAACAGCGTTAGCCACGCAGCAGTCAATTAAAGCTTATGTTGATGGGC